ACCCTCACCGATGGAGAGCTTACCGTTGAACTGCACCTTGGTCTTATAGGTCAGGCTACGACCGCGCTTACCAGGCACGTTCATCTGCAGCCCCTTGGCTTCAAGGAGCGCCTCATAAAACTGAGTGAAGCATACCTTGTCATTTTTGACGTAACCACATTCACGAACGAGGTCTGATTTATTCAGATCGCTCAGCTCTTTTACTTTGTTGATGAGATCTTGACCGACGAGCATGAGTAGGCTCAAATGTGGACATTTGCGACCATAGCTTAAAAAGCCAATATCTGCAACCCAGCCGTCAATAAAGTCTGATGCCCGTTGACCGTCCAGCTCCTGCGTGCAGCGGATTGAACTCACGCCAGACCAAGTACCCCAAGGCGTCGTTCATGTGGTCAAAGCCTGCATCCTTGTCAGGCTCCCCCTTGTCTGTGTAGCACTGCAGCTCCAAGCACTCGGTCAGTCTCTTGCATTGCGGCGCGACCTGTAACCGGACTTGCCCTTTGCCGTTTTCCAGCAGAGCCTGAACAGCAGCCACCCGATCACGAACGGGAGGATTAGCCCTGGGTGATTGGTTGGACATGCCATAGGACTCAAGGATTGCAATGTCGGTCTGCGTTGCATTGGTGCTGCGATTGCCGCCGCTGGCGTCTGGGTAGATGTAAATACGGCGATCCGCGTATCGACGACGGATCTCGGCAGCCAGCGCGTCGGTGTCATGGGCGCCGGAGATCTCGTCGATGATCAGCAGGCCATTGCCAATGCGAACGCCGATCACTGCACTCATGTTGCCGACGTTGAAGTCAATGCCAATGCGGATTGGTTCGCGGTCAGTATCAGGCAGGTCAGGTTGTACGTGCTTGGTGCGGTCGAAGCGGTCATAAACCTGCCCGGTGGTGAGGTTGACGAACTCACCGTCTAAATATGCACGCAGCAAGCTGGGGTCGTAGTTGGCTTCAAGACGCTCAATAAAGTCGGGCGGCAGGTGGGGATTATCAGCGGTGCGCATCTTGATCAGATGCCGATCAGGTCTTGCCCTTGCGTCATCACTGCCAAAGGTATTCCACATCCAGCGGAAGCCCTCAGGTGTTGACGCTGCGCCAAACTGCCTGACGTTGCCGGAGCGTAAGCGACCAAGGATTTTAGGAAATGCCTTGTTGGCAATGCTTGGTGTGACGGTATCGATCTCATCAGCCAAGACCCAAGCGAGGTTTAAGCCGATGATGCGTGACCAGTTCTCAAATGATCGGCACAGGATTTTGGTATCACCGCCTGGCAGGTGCAGCATGTATTCAGGCAACGGTGACGCCCTGAAGGTATAAGGAATATCGTATGACTCAAGGAATTGCTCAAAGTCGTTCTGCCAGATGTCACGGATCAGTGGTCCGGTTGGCTCCATTACTAAACCGATGAAGCCTTGATTAGCAGCGGCAAGGGTTACAGCCTTGGCACATAGCGCACGGGTCTTGCCAGCACCGTAACCAGCAGAGATGCCAAGGATCTGTGTGCTGCTGTCGTCTACGAAGGCAAGCTGCCCTGGGTGCAGGTCGTTACGGATGCGCGCAAGAAGCTCTGTGGTGTCCTGCTGCGTAGCTACATCCATGAAGCCCAGCAGTTTGCCGGGCTCACAGATGCCAGTAATCAGGCTCACACTGGGCGGTTAATGACGGTTTTTACCGTGCCATCAGCATTGACCGCGATAACCTTGTGAATGCGTGGTTCGTTGCCCTTGGGCTTGAGCATACGACCCACAGCAGTGACCTCAGGCTTCGTCATCGTCCTCGTTCTCGTTTAGGAGCATATCAAGAGCCAAACGCTGTTGGGTGAATTGAAGGACACCGAGCAAGTCGATGACCGTCAGGTCGCTGTGTTCTTCAATGAGAGAGTCTAGACCTAGCAGGAAGGCTTCCATATTGTGAGGTGATAACGGGTTGAGCTTAGCGCATCCTCTTAGGCTTTTTTGTTGCGTTTGCAACAGCTCTTTGCAACGATTGATTGACGCTTAAGTTTTGACCTTTTTTACGCGCTCTTGCCCCAGCGGCAAGAGCAAAGTCCGTTGCTCTGCGTTGCGTTCTAATAGCGTTTGCCGTCTTCCGAGCAGATCCCGATGCTTTCCTGAGTCCTGGGCGGTTGGCATCAATGCGAGAAATGATTCGTCCGGCCTTTGCTTCGCTGATTTTGCCAACTGCCTTGCGACGAGTACTAGCCGCCTTCGGCGCTGCTGCTGGCTTGGCTTTGCCAATCTTCCCAGCCGCGCTAGGGTCGCGCTTCGCTTGTGCTCGTGCTGATTTTGTGGCAACACGCGCAAAAGCCTCATCATTGAGTTTTCTTTGAATATCTAGCGGAACACGTTTGGTGCTTGGCACTAGATTTATTCCTTTACCAGCAACCATCGTTCCAACTGGGCGGCTGTTAAATCTATTCAGTGTCTTGCTTTGACCAGTACGGTTTGCAACCGTGTTGGCAGGTGCTGCTGCGCGGATGGTGCTACGACTGCCCCCTAAGCGTGCCCCCTTAGAACTTACTGGCTTGGTTGCTGCTGATGAAGGTTTCCCTTGCAAACCTAAATAGTTTGCCATAAAGGCTTTATCTTGGGTATTGCCTTTCTCAAAACTGACAGAATTTTTGCTGATTTTGGTAATTTTTTGGGTGCCGTATTGACGAGTTGTTACCGTATCTCCAACTTTGTAACCCGCTGTATCAAATGCGTTCCTGCGCTCCTGCTTTCTTTGAGCTGCGTCTCCTTTATTGCGCGAGGCCATTCTTTCAGCATTTGCAGCCTTGGATCGCAAAGCCGCTGATTCCTCGCGCAGTTGAGCCGCTTGTTGTGATTTAGCAATCATTCTGTCACGACCAGCAGGCTTAACACCTTGGGTATAAAAAGCCGCATCTTTGCTTCTGTATTCATTTTCAAGTTTTTTGACTTTTGCGTCAATGCGGTCTGCTTGTGCTGTACGTTTTTTTGAGCCAGCAATTAGTTGCTCTTTTCGCGTGGCAGGCTTAACTGCTGGTTTATTTGCGCGAAGCTGCGTTCTAGCTGCGTTATAAGCCTCACGTTGCCCGGGCTTACCAGGACGTGTCAAGCCCATATTCAGCCTTGCCTTGCTGGTTTTGCCAATAGTGCTTTTCAGCGGTGCGCCAGTCAGCCGACCCTGTGACACCATTCCAGCCTTGCTGGTCACCGTTGCCCGCAGGTTGCCTGCTGCAGTTCTGATACGTCCGCCCCTTGCAGTAGCACCACTGCCGCCAACGCTCGTGATGCGTCCAGCATTGTCACGAGTCAGGCGGTTAACGCCACGTTGCACCTGACGAGGAGCTGGGCGGCTTTTGCCACCCCCACCACCACTACCGCTACCGGAAAAACGACCACGGCTATCGCGTTTGTAGGTGCGTGCCATTACGCAGTTGATGCACTATGCCGGCAGTATAACGACTCAGCACATTTCAAACCGAAGGAGTTTGGCTTGTGTCTCTAGTGCTTTGACAGCTAAGCCGAGGTTGCCTTTAGTGCGTGCCTCACGTTCGTAATCTTGAAGGCGAGCAACGGCAGAGGCTAACCATTCAGGGCGTTCTAGGGCAGCGTCTAACTTTTGTAATTCTCTAGCGCGAGCGATGTAATGTTCAGTTTGACGTTCACCAAGTTCCCAATTTTCCGCAGCGTAACGAATAATTTGTGTTCTACTATTTGCACGCAAGAGTAGATCATAGATCGCATTAACGCGATCCTCGGATTCACTCTTGGTGCATTTCTTGCCCATTGGGGACTGGTTTAGGTTTTTTGGATATGGTATTTGACGTTAGCAGATTTATTGTAGAGGGGTTGATTGGCGGAGTTGGTTGATTTTAGGTTCGACGAGGTGGTGCGAGGAAACGGTGCCACAGGTGTTGCCGATGCAGACGCGGACACTGCCGTCATCGAGAGTATGGCAGATCGGCTGGACGGAAGTAGCGGCTGATTCCACCAGTGAGTTCAGACGGTCTCTGGGGGTCATTGGTCTGGTGGTAGAGGGCTGTGAGGTAGTCGTCCCACAGTTTGAGCCAGTGCGCAACGTCTTGGTTGGTGGGGTTACGGCTTGACTTCATTTTGAAGGGAGCAGAGGACAGCGGCTGCAATGCATTCGAGGACTGGGCGCGG